GTCCTGATCTGTCCGGCGCCCTTCCTAGGGAATCCGCCCTCACCAAGCAACTGATTAAATACGTCAGGGCTTTCTAGCCCTACCCAGTCTGGCCTAGCCTTCAGGGTGGGGGTTTTTTTAGTTTGATCACCAATGCCTTGGCGCATGGCGTCGTCAAATTCTTTGATTGCGCTCTTCGGTAACCCGATAGCGGGTATCTGAGCAACCATTGCAGTAGCAACTGGGGCAGAGAAGTCGATGCCGTCTCGCGCCATGGCGGAATAGACGCCCACGGGGTCTAGCCCAGTTTCGTCGGCGGCAATGGTTATATTGTTTTGCTTGGACTGGGCGATACCTTCCATCGATGCCCAGCCAGCGCCACGGCCTTCATTGATAATCATGTAGTCTGGGCCGCCCTGCACTGGAACCGCACGACTAAGTGGCACGCCATTGACGTCAACCAGAGAAGATATGCCTTGGCCTTGAATCGAGATGGACCTGTCACCAGCTACGGGCACCAAAACTTTACCCAAGAGGCTCTCAGGCGCCTGAATAATACGGGACTGTGGCGCGAATGTCGCTATCTCGCCCTCGGCGCGTAGTCTCTCTCGGCGGAACACGGCTGGGGTTTCGAGTTTTTTCTGATATGTGTTGGCTCGGGTCTTTACCGTAGCGGGCTTGACACCCAAAGCCTCTTGCTCTTGGCGGAACTTCTCTGTAAGATCTTTGCGACTCATCTTCGCTTGAGTAGCCATCTTCATGGTTTTCTGCACCGCCCTCGGCGCCTTCAGCGTAGCCCCTATCGCGGGCCCCACGGCAGGTATCGCATACGCAAAATCGCCTGCCGCACCCAATCCTTGCAGTGCGGCGTCAAGATAGTTGCCGGACCCCAAATTTTCAGACATAGACGGGTTGTTTTCTGCGCCAAAAAGGTCTACTAGGTCTGCATCGGACGACGGCATACCCGCCATTTGGCCGGATGCGTCTAGGGTGCCTGCGCCGGGTGCGAACTGAGAAGCAAAATACGCAAGTTGCGCCGCCGTAAGTGGCGGTTCTTGGCTGACATTCGACATTGTGGGGTCGTCAATCAACTGACTGACACTACCGCCGAGGTTGTAACCAAAGATGTCGGTATCTTTCACGGCGCACGCCCCAATTTTATCTATCAACCATAATAAACATATACGGCGCCTTAGTCACGCAGATTTTCTAGCTCTAAGATCTTATCGTAAGACGAGATTAAAACGTCAATAAGAGATTCTAGCTCAAGCGTATGGAACCAAAGCGATATCTCGGAGTCCATGTGCGTGATCTCAACGCCGCGCTCATAAACAACAGCGCGATGACGAGAGAGCTCAGATCTTCCGTTGCGATCACGGTATTCTTGCATATAAGTCACATTGCTCATTTCTCGCTCCAAGTTCTTTTCAGGATCTCAAGCCATTGCGGCAACGTCATCACAACTGTTTGAGCGTTGTCGCGCTCCCAGTTAGGGTTTACGGCATAAATCGGCACGCACACGCGGATAGCTTTGTTGTTAAATTTGTAAATCAACACCGGCGTTCTGTCGCCGCAGGATTCGCACACCTGATCCCACCAAGCGGGCGCGTACCACCAGCCTGACTTGTAGCTCTTGGCCTCGATGGCGTGGTCAGGTATCTCAATATCACACTGCCCAGCACTCTGATACTGATCCAAGTTGCGCTTGCACTCAAAATCAAATCCGTGCTCGGCAAAAAAAGTATTTAGCCGCTTGACCAGATCGCGCTCAAAACTGGCGCCCTTCGTTCGACTGTCTGCCACAAAATTCTCCTAAAAATTTTTACCCTAGGATTCCTAGGGGGTCTTTCCTGAAAACGATCCTGTAGCCATTTTACCCAGAAAAAAGTTCGATCTCAAAAAACCAAATGGAGTTGCAAAATTGTTCGGGGCGAGTACATTAAGAAAGACGCTGGCTCGATGCGTCGTTAAACAACGCGGCAAGCGCTTTCCTAGCAAAATATTTCGCCGCAAAAATCGAGTAAGGGCGGGGTTGCGATTCCCACATAGCCGACCTAATCCCATCGGTGCCCGAAGCGGGATTAGTTGGTTGAGAATTTTTTGAATATTATATGAGCAAAACTCAGTTAAACCCTTCTTCTCGCGGCGCGCCGCGATCAGGGGGGTGCCCCCCCAAAAACCATCCAAGATCTCGAATCTTTTTTCCCGACCCCATAGGGTTCCTTTGTTAGTGCGAATGATTCTCACTCAGCCCCCCATATAGGCCGTATCGTGACCCCCGTGCTCACAGGGGACGACCGGAGGGCGCCCAGATGCGTCGCCAAATCGAACCTATATAACTGAAAGTTATAAGGAAAGTGCTTGTTATGCGATTTGAGCATAACTGGGGGCTGGTTGTGGGCGCCGCCCCCGCCCACTGTTTTATCACGCCAATTATACACGCGCATAACCCTAGTGATCTTTGTCGCTGTATGTATCGCTGAGCCCGAATAGCTCGTCCAGTCTCGACTTGATGTCGTCCTTCGTCATGGCCTCAATGTTGGCGTTGATGTTGAGGTTATGGCTACGGTGTATGCTCAAGCCAGCTAGGTTGTTAAGCTCTTTGACTGCGCTCACTGCCGCGTTGTATTGACCGCTCTCGAAAGATACCTCGGCTATGTTCCATAGCATGGCGCCAGTCTTGGCTGGAGTGATGGCATACTTCTCGCGCAACTCTTCCTGAGATATACGCACCGCCTTTGTAACCTTCGGTTGATCCTTTCCATTTAGCATCTTCGATGCGGCATTGGCTGGAAAGCTGAAGCCTGCTCTTCGAGCCGCCTCGGTCTGCCCGCACGCACCTTCAGTGTAGTGCCACACGAAAGCCGCTTGCATATCCGTCAGCCCAAGCTCTTCGTTTGCCTCGAACTGGTCTGGCATCTTAACAAGCTCACGCTTTTCCTTGGCTGGTCTTCCTACCTTCTTCTCGCCCATCTTTCTCTCATCTCCTCTGCGAACGTCCGTTCGGCTTCGCTCAGTGTCACTACATCCTCGGCGCTGTGCTCTTCGAGCATGAGCCGCCACTCTGTAAAGTTCTGTAGATACGTTTTGTCATCGTCGTAAATAAACTGTTCCATATGCACCTCAGTGTATAGTGTACAGTGTAGGCTACCCTTATAAGGGCTAGTGCCTGCATAAACATAACTAGTGTTTTATGTGCCCTATTATTTATATAAAACTACTAAACTAAGTTTACTATACCCTACCCTACCCTTAACTAAAGCCCTTTAAATACATAAGCTTGCGCGTAAAGTGTACAGTGTATAGTGTATAGCGCTCTCATATGTATACATCTTGATACATTATCGATCCCTCTTATATAAACATCCACATCGACATCATAAGGGTATCATAGTCATTTGCTATACCCTGTGCCACCCTGCTATACCCTGCCTAATCGCCCCACTTCGGAGCGGAGATGTCGCTCAAGTCGATAGGTAAGCTGTAATCCAAGTCGTATATCTTCTTGCCATTACTGCGCCTTGGTTCAAGACCTCGGTCTGCCAACACCCGCGCCGCGTCTTTGAAGTCAGCCATGCGTGGGTTTGATATCCCTAGATCTTTCAGTAGACTGGTCATCTGTACTGGCTTGGTGAGCACGCTGTCGAAGTCAATATATTGCAGGAGCAAGTCCTCGACTGCGCTCTGGGTTCTAAAGAATTCGTTGCTGTCCTGCAACTGGTCGCGCTCTTCACTTGTAAGAAACCAAGAACAGTTGTCAACTTCGTAGAGGGTTGCTTTGACCTCCGCCCATACCTGTTGCATATTTAAACCGTGGCGCCAGTCAACTTCCTTGATAGGTACAACCCAGAACCTTCGGTTCCCTGACGTATCGATCAGGAACTCCTTCTCGTTCACGCTGGCAAAGAACGCTGTTCTCCGCTGGTATTGACTGAAAGCTCGGTCATAAGGTAGGCGCAACTCGTCTCTGCGCTTCGTCAGGAACGCTTTGAGTTGGTCGATGTCTGCACGCTTAAAGGTAGAACCAAGCTCTCCAAGCTCACATATCCAATGGCTGACGCATTGCTTTACGCTGTCCTTGTCGCTGGGGTTCAGTGTGGCGCCCTCAAGCAACCAGTCTTTCTCCGGTGCGAGCGAGTTGAACCACTGCGTCTTACCCGCCGCTTGTGCTCCTTGAAACACCAGTATGCCCTCAAGGTTTGCGCCTGCGGGCTCATACACTGCCGCAACACACCCAAGCATCCACTTGCTCATCAACATGACTTTGAGCGCCTCGTCGGTGCTCTTGATAGTGCCAAAGAACCTGTTCAGCCGCTCCTTGCCATCCCAAGGCTCAGAGTCTATCCACTCCTTCACAGGGTTGAACTCCCTCGCCAAAAGCTTGAGGTTCCACCGCAACCGTTCATGCGGTATGCCCGCCACAATACATCGGTCTTCGATCTCAATGATCGCCGCGTCATCCTTCAGGTCAGCGATAAACTCTTGGTTGGGTACGTGTATCTCGATACTCTTCTTGATTACGTTGTAGTCCACCTCAATGCCGTTAGTAATGAGCACGCCACGGTGATTCTCTTTGGTGTGCATCATCCTGCCGTTGCTGTTACGCTGGAAGTCAAAGCTCTCTGGGATCACAACCTGTTGCAATGTAGGCATCACCTCGCCCTCAATCACCGCATGGTCGTTGTAGTCGCCCTTTGACTGCGGGATCAACACCTCAGCTACGCCGTTAAGTGCCTTTAATGCCTGCGCACCGCGCACCGCTTCGTTCTCTCCAGTGTTCGAGTCGTCGCAGTCTGCTATAAAAACGTGCTTAGCTTTCGGGAAGTGCTCGAAGATAACCTCTGCGACAGGCGTTAGGTTAAATGCATCAAAGCACACAACCGTAGGCTGGCTCATATCTTGATAGTAGCTTGCCGCTGTGGCATAACCTTCGACGTAGTTTATCGTCGCGGCCTTCTCTAAAAGCTCTTGCCCAAGTATAAAAAAGCTCGCTTTCTTTTTGGAGCCAGTAAGAAACATCTTGGCGCCATCGTCGTCAATATACTGAAGTCCAACGATCTCAAGATCTGAGTTCAACATTGGGATCAACAAACGCCCGTCAGATCCAACCCGCAACCCGTGGCTTCTTACGCTCTTCTTGGCTAAGTATGGGTGCGCGTCACAACTAGAGCTTGCCGCCCAAATGCTCTGGGCACGCTTTGCCGCTTTGTTGTTGCGCTCGATCTTCTTTTGTTCGGCCTCGGCCTGCAACTGTTTAATCTCTTCGCGCTGGTCTTCGCTCATCTGGTAAGAGCCGCTGTTGTGTGGCTTCCATGTGGCAGTGGGATTGGCTTGATCAATACGGTAATCTCCGCACCGCCCATAGGGTATACTCTGGTCTGCCCAGAACTGATACCAGCCTGTCAGCTTGCGCTTACCATCAACCTCCATGTAAGCTCGCCCGATTGATCCATCAACCAAAAGCCCCTTTTTTGTATCAAGAACCATGTTGTTTTCTAAAAGGAAAGCTTCAAACTCCTGCCTAAAGTTGCCACTAATTGGTCTGCTGTGATCTTTTTTCGGCGGGCTTTTAACTTTCAAGGACATTTTAGGGCTTCCCTTTTGTAATTAGGTGTGTACAATAGTGCAAACATTAGCAAATAACAAGGATTAAATCATGGCATTAACAACCTCAGTTGGATCTGGCGGAGAGAGCTCGTTCGAGTCAGTACCGCCCGGTTCTTACGAAGCAGTCTGCTACCGTCTCGTCGATGCGGGAACCGCAGAAGAAGATTATAAAGGCGAAATCAGCAAAAAGCACAAGCTCTATATATTTTGGGAAATACCCGAGCTCAAGCTTGACGATGGGCGCCCATACTCTATTTTTAATGGTTACACCAACAGCCTCAATGAGCGCTCGAACCTGCGCCGTGATCTGCAAGCTTGGCGCAACAAACCTTTCTCTGAAGCCGAGCTCGAAGAGTTTGACCTTACGAAACTGTTGGGCGTCACCTGTAAGATCAACGTGGTCTTGAACAGTAACGGCAACCCCAAGATCTCTGGTGTGTTCTCAAGCGACAACGGGGTCAAGCGAGTCAAGACGATCAACGAAAGCCAGATCTTTGACCTTGAGGAATACTGCAAAGAGTTCAGCGGAGAGAGCTGTGAAACCTCAAAGCTCGCCTGCGACAGCTTTGAGACACTGCCTCGGTTTGTGCAATGGCGTATAAAAGGGTGCGACGAACAGGGCAAAGACCCAATGAGTCCGTGCTTTGAAGTGCAGGCGGCTATGGCGAAGGGTGCGCCCAAGGAAGAAAAGAGTGGGCTAAGCGGTATTGCTTCCAGCCAAAAGCAAACTCCCGCATTTAATAACGAAATCATGGACGACGACATTCCGTTTTAACGCTGGCGAGGTTAAGCCATGATCGAAATTAAAATTGGCAGTGGATCCAACAAGTCACTCGAAGCAACCAAGTGCGATATCGAAAGCGCATCTGTCCACGAACTGGCGGATGCGTTGGAGTTGTTACATTATCTGGCGCGTGACTTACAGCACCAAGATTTGGCTTGGAAGATCCTACACGTATCTGACGAATTAAAGGAGAGGGCTAAAAATGGCTGACATGGTGAACAGCCCAGAGCATTATGCCGCTGGGGGTGTTGAGACAATCGACAGCATAAAATCGTCGATGAGCTCCCACCAGTTTATGGGGTATATTCAGGGAAACATCATTAAGTACGCTTGCAGGATGTGGCGTAAGAATGACGACCCAACAGAAGACCTGAAGAAAATGATTTGGTACGCAAATCGACTGATTAAAGAAATTGAGGAAGACAATGCTTGATCGCGGAGATGTTGACGAAAGTTTGCCCAACTGTCCTTGGAAGCAAGAAGACGCAGTAATGTGCGATCAGCACGACATTGAGATGTCGGCAGAAGAAGATGAAGAAGGTTTTACTATTTACCTTTGTCGGATTTGTGAGTCTCTGACGTTTCGCCCTTTTAACAAGCGCAGAAGCAAGTGAACGAACTACCATTTTTTCCAATTAATAGATGTTCCCAGATAGACGCTGAGCACGACTTTATTCAATTAAAGCGGGAAAGTTTTACCAACCTCATCACCCCAAGACAATGGAAGAGTCGTAGCCAGCTTCCCCAAGAGTTTGTAAAAGATTATGTTGTCGGGCGCTCGGTGGTCGGAAACAAAAGCTCCAGCTTTTATCACTGGCAATCAAGAATGGCCTGCGACTCTAATAATTGTCCAGCCCCCATTCGCGCTTGGTATGATCGAAAATTGCATAAGAATATCGCGTCTTCTCAGTACTATGAAGAAAGCCACAAGTCTGCGCTCACTATGCGTGGATATATAGCATCGCAGTTTAGGCCGAGTGCCGCCAAATGCTTGTACGAGATTTTTGGGGCAACCTCCATTTATGATCCGTGCGGCGGTTGGGGAGATCGACTTTCTGCCGCGCTGGCACACTCTTGCCACACCTACCATTGTCGGGATGTAAATCCACTTGTGTTTACAGGTTACGCGCTTCAACAACACGCTTTCGATATCAACTGTAAAGCAAGTTTTGAGTATCAAGGTAGCGAGATCGACTGTCCAGCAGAGGGCGCCTTCGATTTTGTCTTTACCAGCCCGCCTTATTGGAAAGTAGAAAAGTATGCTGGCGACAAGCAAAGCTTCCGCGTACATAAAAAGTTTGATGCATGGATGTCTGGGTTTCTGTTTCCAATGCTCAAAAACGCTTGGGCCGCTCTGGAAGATGGTGGAGTTATGGCTATCAATGTATCTGACTGTTATGCAAACCACACCCAAAACATCATATGCGAGCCAGCAATAGAGTACGCACTTGAGAACCTGAACGGTTGCCATATGGCTGGCATCATCGGTTATGAGATCTCGACCCGCAAGAAAAACGGTTGCAACTCAGAGCCCATACTTATTTTTAGTAAGAACGCACCGTTGTGCCTAGACACGTTGCTTGCTAAACAGATTCAACAACAATCATTGGAGCTATAATGGATTTTAAAGTAGGCATTTACGAAGATCTCGATTATCCAACTTACGACTCAATACCCGCATGGCGATCTCACGACCTGACATCAATAGCTAAGTGCCCGTTTACTTGGAAGCACCGAGTCTTTCATAACAGCCCCGCGCTTCTGGAGGGGAGGATACAGCACACCGTATTTTTGGAGCACCACAAGTTTCACGAAGAGTTTGCCATTGAGCCGATTGTTGACCGTCGAACAAAGGCAGGCAAGGAAGAGTACGCAGATTGGCTAATTACCGTAGGAGATAGGGCGCCGATTAAACAGGATATGTACGACGTATGCATGGAGCGCCGTGAGATTGTAGCTGAACATATTCCCAAGCCAGATCACTCTGTCGAACTCACTCTGTGCTGGATGTGGAACGGTCAGCCATGCAAAGGCAAGTTGGACTGGCACACTGGAACCGACATCTGGGATTTAAAAACGTGCAGAGACGCATCGCCCCGTGGCTTCAAGAGCGCCATCAACACATTCAAATATTATCAGCAAGCCGCATATTACGTTGCGGGATGCCGCGCTGTTGGCCTTCGTACAGATAAATTTTACTTCTTGGCTCAAGAGAAAATGCATCCCTACCCCTATGCAATCTATACCTTGAGTGACGAGGCCATTGCCTACGGTGACGCCAAGAACGAACAAGCTATGGCGGTTGGCATGGCGTGCAGAGAGCGAGACGAATATCTTCCTTATAATCAAAGCGAAATTAAAGAGTTTGACATTGCTGACCTTTACTAAAGAAGAGCAAGCCAAGGAAGATAAATGGGCGGAAGACAAAATGTATCACGCCGCTCGATACGCTTGGAAAAAACGGTTTGATCCTTTACCATTTGGTAAGGGGACTTGGGCCAATTGGTTTAAGAAAATGTTCAATCGAGATCTTTTCGAGTATGCTAAAGAGATGTCGAAAAAGAAGAAGGAGGCAAGTCGTGGCAAAATCTAAAGTTAATGAGGCGGGCAACTACACCAAGCCGACCATGCGCAAGAGATTATTTAGTAAAATAAAAGCTGGAAGCAAGGGCGGATCCGCAGGCCAATGGTCGGGACGTAAAGCTCAAATGCTCGCCAAGCAATACAAGGCGGCAGGCGGAGGATACAAGACATGAAAGGCGTTAATCACTACAAAAAAAACGGCACGCTGTTCTCTGGCGCCACACATAAAATGCCAGACGGATCTCTGCATACCAACAAGTCCCACACCAAGACCAGTGTAAAGTTATTTCACTACAAAGATTTGTCTGCTACGGCCAAGAAGAGGGCTAGGTAATGGCGCTCAAAAAGACCCAGAAGTCCCTCAAGAATTGGACAAAGCAAGACTGGGGCACAAAGTCTGGCAAGCCATCGACCCAAGGAAAGAATGCTACTGGCGAGCGCTACCTGCCCAAAAAGAAAATTGCCGCTATGTCTGACGCCGAGTATGCCAAGACCACGGCAAAGAAAAGAAAGGATACCAAAGCAGGGAAGCAGTTTTCATCGCAACCCAAAAAGGTTGCGAGTGGCGGGGCCATGAAGAAAACCAAAAAGAAAAAAGGCTAGAACTAGCCACCCAACACGGCGATGGCGTGCTTGTACTTTGCTGTCAATCTTGCCGCTGTTGCTGGGTCTTCTATCATATGTAATCTGCCAGCGTTGTTTTCTATGTCAACCATTTTGACGGCCAACGCCATCGGGCATTCTGCAACCCCAGCCAAATAAGTCTCGTAATCTTCTTCTGGGCCCTTGGTCATGGCCATAACTGCTTCGAAGATCTCCTCACCAAACTCAACCAACCTCATCATGTCACCCTCATTGTAGGGGGCGTCTTCATAGGCATCATGCAACATTCCAACAATGGCGTAGTCTTCTGGGTTGCCAGCCCCCGCC